CTTCTATTGGTTATCTTCCACATTCATTAGCTTTGAAAATATTGAACAGTTCAGAGTTACGTGCAAAAGGCTTCATGGGATGGAGTCAACCACCCAACGATCATTATGGAATGCTTTTTGTGCATGACACAGAACATCCTCAATCTTATTGGATGCATACCGTTCCTTTTGATTTAGATTGTCTTGGATTCGATAAGCATAACAGATTGGTTGAGGTACTGCCTTTGGAAGCATTTTCTACGGCCTCTAGAAGATTTTCTGTGCCTGTTCGTTATGTTGTTGAAGTAAGAGGAGGTTGGTGTAAAGACCACGGCATAAAAGGCGGAGAAAAGCTAGTTATAAGGAAACTATGAAACTTTATCCAATCATATACCTTAACGAAGCAGCTCCAACAGCAACCGAAGCTATTGGCAAAGACGTTGCGGCGATTACTAGCGATGACTATGCAGACTGGGAAATGGAATCACCAAGCGAGCATAGCATCGTTTTGATCGATGTAGGTCGAGCAAAAAGCATAATGCAACGGGCCGGAGGAATGAGCGAAAGCGACACCTATACCATAAGCAAACTCATCGCAAATCGAGCAGTTGTTGGATATGTTGCATACTCTGACAGTGATGAAAATCTGTGGAAAATCGACACTAGTGCTGGTGTGGCGAGTTTTGGACCATTGGCATATCAACTAGCGATGTGGTCAACTGGTGGTTGGCTAGAAAGTGATACTTCTCTCAAGCCAGCAAGTCAAAGAGTTTGGCAGAAAATGTATGAGCTTTCTGAACAAGGTGTATACAAGCGTAAATGGCTTGGTGAATGGAATGAATCTCATCTCTCAGAACGTATGCATATTGGTCGTGCTCCCCAAGATCTAGGAGAGTATATAACCAAAGTCGTACACGGAGAAATAGATTACGAAGACGAACAAGCTTTCCTAAGTTGGTTACAAGAAAACAACTTAAAACCAGAAACTTATGGTTGGTTATGGGCTTATCAACTAGTTTCGCATGATTCGAATACAAGTAGTTTGTTTGACAAAGGCAAGCAACTAATCAAAGATTTAAGAGAAATATATCCTCAGTTCACCGAAAAAGATCTTGGTTGGTTGTTTTCCGATGCTGCGGGCAGAAAGTTTTTTCGTAGACTCTACGGTGGAAAAGCTAGTTATTGATAGCAGAAATAACATGAAACTTTATCCAATCATATATCTCAACGAAGGTATGCGTACACCAGAAGAAGCGTTGGAAAAAGGTGTTGTTGCGATACAAACACCAACCGGTGTCGCCGGAGGTCAGTTTGTAAATCTTGTTTCAAAAAAACGTATGCTAGATTTGCTCGAAAAAAACAAAACCTTTTTAAACAATCCCTACCATGCAGCCAGCGTCGAGGTGGTGTTTAAAGCTGCCAACCGTGCTATTGTTGGTAGCATTAGTTTTCGATCTACACACGTTCAAGGTGTAACCAAAATCAACACAAGTGCTGCGGTTAATAAATTTGGACCTCTTGCTTATCAGTTAGCAATGCATTACATAAAGCCAAAATGGCTTTGTAGTGATGGAAGCCTAACAGCCGAATCAGCAAAAGTGTGGCAGGAAATGTACACACGTACAGAACTCTATGAAAAAAAATGGATGGGTGATCTATCAGGAGATTCTACCAAACTCATTAATGATCGATTGAACGCTGATGAAAACAAAGACTATATCGATTTACCCGACGACATGGTAACCGACGAAGCGTATATGACACAAGAACTTGGTGACATGTCCAAATATGGATATCTTTATGTTTATCGTTTAGCTAAACCTATTCCTGCATTACAGGCTGTTTTCGATCAAGGGGAAGCGTTTCTTGACGAACTCGTTGACAGAGGATTCGACGCTGCTTTAATCAAACAAATCATTAGTGACAGCGGCGATGCATTTTTTGAAAGGAGATACGATTGAAACTATATCCAATCATATTCACAAACGAAGCCGCAAGATCTGTAGCAGGGTCGCTTGAAAAAAATATAGCGGCAAAACTGATATACGACGATACAGTTGTATTGTTTTCAACAACCAGAATGGATAAAATTCTTTCAAAAGCTTCAAAATCATCTTTGTATAAGTATAATTTTGAAGCATGGCAGCAACAGGTGATAAAAAGCTTATCAGACTCTGCGATTGTAGCAACTGTTTCTTTTGATAAAATATCTCCAAACTTATATGCTGTTTCAACTTCTGCTGGCGTTTCTGGTTTTGGTCCTTTGGCCTACCAACTAGTAATGCAAAAAATAAAACCAACAAATGATTGGTTGAAAAGCGATGTTTCTGTTTCAACAACAGCTCATAATGTTTGGAACAAGATGTACCAACTCGCAGATTTATACGAGCGTAAATGGCTTGGTGATTTCAATCCTATATATATAAAAAATGCTTTGCGTACCCATGCTATAAGGGTCTACGATCCTTCTGTGCATGGAAAAACCGAAGCTGAAGTTGCTGCTTTTCTAAATAAAAATTCACCAAATCCACAAGATGAAGATGTGTTTAAAAACTATGGTAACTTGTACGCATATCGTCTTAAGAATGATATCGCAGAATACAAGGCACTTTACGATAAAGGTGAAATGTTTTTTGGTGGTTTAGACAGATATAATATATCTGAATACGATTTTAAACATATCTTTGAAAAATCCACAACTAGTTTTTTCTCTCGTCGTTACAAATAGGAGCAATCGATGAAATTATTTCCACTGTTGTTTTTAAATGAAGCTCAAGTGTTTGCAAGTCAAGCTTATCAGCAAGGCTATGCTTTGGTTGAAACAAACTTTGAATCGAAAATCACTTTGGTTTTTATAAACAAGAATCAAATGAAAGATGCATCTGGAAATTTGAAGCAAAGCGGTGACGGTATCGTTCAAGGTTATATATCGTTCATACTACCAGAAGAAGGTGACATCGCAGAAGTTCGTTCTTCAAGTGCTCTAGAGGGTTGGGGTCCATTGCTTTATCAGTCTGCAATGAAAAGAATCGCACCAAACTGGTTGGCTAGTGATACCAACTTATCTATCGATGCAAATAAAGTGTGGAACAAATGTTATGAGCTTAAAAACTTATATAATCGCAAATATATTGGCAATCTAAGCAGTGATAGATACGAATGTTGTGTTAGTGTTTTTAGTTCCATCCCAAGTGATGAAGATATGGAAACAGAGCAAGATTTTCTTAGATTCTTACAATCCCAGAACGTTTCACCAGAGAACGCTGGTTGTTTCTGGGCTTATAAAAAGAAAACGCATGAACCAGAAATTGACGTTTTATTTAGGGAAGGAAACATCCTACTTAAAACAGTAGGAAACGAACAAATTTTCGAATGGATTAACTCCTCAAATTTACCATGAAAGATAAATCATGAAACTCTATCAGCTATTGTTTGAAGCTGCAAAATCTCCAGAAGACGCTATTGAATCCGAACTGGGTTTGTTTGTTATACGCCATGAAAAAGAAGTCGCAGCTGTTTTGATCAGCACAACCCGTTGTGAAGAAATCGTTGAATCTTACAATGCGATTACGTCGGCCTCGATGGCACGCATCGACTTCAGACAAAGATGGTTGAGCAAAATGATTGGCAAACGAGCGGTTATTGGAAGCGTAGTGGCCGAAGAAGCAGATCCAAATGTTTGGAGAGTATCAACTTCTGTTGCTGTTGCGAAATATGGTCCAATGCTTTATGATGTTATAATGGGTTTGATATACCCAGCTTATCTTCGTTCAGATTATTCCCTCACCGACGAATCACGAAATGTATGGAACAAAATGCTTCAACGTAAAGACGTGGAAGCAGTGTCTGTTGATAAAGTAGGTTATGGGGATAATCCAGCCCGAGCTTTAGAATCTAGCTTTAAAGTAGCTGGTCTAACAAGCGACGCTGCTGGTCAAGAACGATATGAGCTCGCTAATATGAATAGGGTTCCAAAAGATTGGTTTAAAAAGTTTATGGAGTCGCTTCCACCAGAAGATAAAGAAAAACTTGGACCATTTTATGCTTATCGGAAAAAAACCGGCAAAAATCTTTCGAAATACAACAAGTTACTTGATGCTGGGGACGATATTGTGGGAATGTTTGAAGCTAGCTTGGATCTTGAAAAAAAACATGTGGAAGATGCTATAACTATAGCAGCTGGAAATATGTTTATCCGACTTTATGAGGTGCACCAATGAAACTCTGTCCAATCATATATGTAAACGAAGCAGCTAAAACAGCAACTGATGCACTTGGCAAAGGTATTGTAGCCATTAGCAGCGATGATTATGAGGATGGATCACCAACCGAGCACAGTATTGTTTTGATCAGCACATCTAGAGCAACAAGTATTCTGCAATCGATGCAAAAAAAAAGTTGGGACATGGGAGAAATAAGTCCAGATACTCCTTCGGCTACCTTTATTAGTAAACTTCTATCAAAACGTGCAGTTGTTGGCTATGTTCATTACAGCAGCCACTCGGACGGCCTATACGATGTTAACACTAGTGCTGGGGTGGCTAGCTTTGGTCCGTTGGCATACCAACTAGTTATGTACGAAACTGGTGATTGGCTTATGAGCGATGAATCTCTCAAACCAGCAAGCCAAAGAGTCTGGAAAACAATGTACAAACTCTCGAACCAAGGAGTTTACTACCGGAAATGGCTTGGTGAATGGGGAGAAAAAGATATTGTTACTGATCGTTTTTGGATCGGTGCCGCAAATTCTGATCTATTCGAATATCGAAAACTAATAGAAAAAAATCTGGTAGATGCTGAAGACGAACAAGAATTTCTACATTGGCTACAAGAACATAGTTTAGATCCAGAAAACTATGGCTGGCTTTGGGCATATCGCACAACATCACATGATTCAAAAATCAAACAAATGTATGCTGATGGTGAACAACTAGTTGCGAAATTAACTGAAAAACTTCCTCAGTTTAACGAAAAAGATATCGCAGGGTTGTTTAATGATTCTGGAAATAAATTCTTTTACAGACTATACGGCAGCTCTGCAAGTTATTCAGATTAACGAGTCTTCGATATCTTTATCAAGTTCTGGTGAGCCTGTCTTTACAGGCTCATTTGAATCTTCTAAACCCTTCCATAGTCCCGGCATTGCTGGACCCTCGAAGTCCGGTTTATGCATCGCTCCAAAGCTTTCTTGAATATCGTGTTCGTACTCAAGGGTAACTTCGAGATGAGGAATAGAGTCATCAGCTATTTCAGATTTGGTTGCTTTGCGAACATCATCAAGAGTGCATACCATCCATTGACCGTCTGGACCGTGACATAACACCCCAGTATCACGGAAAGCAAGAAGTATATTGCGTTTCTTTTCTGGTGAGATATCGAGCTTTTCCACTTCGAAATCTTTTGGTTCGTAATCGTTATATGCAACGTGAGGCATTTCTTGGAGAGCAAGAGCATCTGGGTTATGAACAGCAGGAGAAGCTGAAATAACCTTTCCTTTTTTGCGGCGTTTTACTTTTTGTCCCGGCTTCATTCCAAGAGGTAGTTGCATACCACCACTGATTTGACCAGAAGCAGCCAAAGAAGCTCCCCCAGCACTGATAGCCATCGCTTCTTCTATTGCTGCGTCTTCGTACAGAAAGCTTTTTAGTTTGCTCATGCGATATAACTATCAACCCTCACAAGCTTTGCATTCTGTTGATTCACGCTTGTACTCTCTACTTCCACTATCACCTCTAATAACAGAGCTTGTTCTGAGATAATACAAACTATTCAATCCTTCAGCGTGAGCCATCAAATGAACTTCATGAATATATCTTGGATCAGCATTCTCTGGGAAGAACAAGTTCAATGATTGGCCTTGATCAATCCAGCGTTGACGTTGACCAGCAAGCTTCACTAGAGTAAACTGATTCAACTCTCTCGCAGTCAAAAATACTTCCTTCTCTTCTGCTGATAGGAAGTCTAGGTGTTGAACTGAACCATTTTCACGTTCAATGCTCTTCCAAACTTCATCTGTATTCTTACCCTTCTTCTCAAGAAGAGCAACAAGAGTTCTGTTTTGTTGGATAATGGTTCCCTTAGCACTCTTTTGAACGAACACGTTAGCTGCCCAAGGTTCAATGCTGGGGGAAACGTTACCTGAGATAAGTGAGTTAGAAACAGTTGGTGCAAGCGCAATAAGGTGGGTATTACGTCTTCCAGAACCTTGACACCACTCTGGTTCACCATATTCTTTTGCAAGCTCTGTAGAGGCTTTTAGAGCGTTGCGTTGAAGACCAGAAAACATCTGAGCGTTAATACGAAACGCTTCAAAAGAATCTACTGGAATCATATGTTGTTGAAGGTACGTATGAAAACCCATAGCTCCAAGACCAATAGCTCTGCCCTTCTCTGCTGAACGAACAGCACGTTCAAACCCTGCAATCTTAGAAGCCTTGAGAATAAACTCTGTAAGAATACCGTCAAGGAACCATGTAGCAAGATTTACTGCGTCTGTATCCTTCCATTCATCCCAACGAGCAAGGTTCATGGATGAAAGACAACAAACGAATGAATGATCATCGTCTGTATGAAGGAAGATCTCAGTGCAGATATTAGAACCCTTTACATCAAGGTTTCTTTCTTTGTAGCAGTCTGGACGATTGCGTGCAACGTTATCTGAGAAGAAAAGATAAGGTTCGCCTGTTTCCATACGAGCCTTTAGAATCTCGCTCCACTTTTCTCTTGCTTCTTTATCTCCAGCTTTTGCCCGTGCAATGAAATCATCGGTAATGCAAATGCCATGGTGAGTATTCAAGCATTGACGGTTTTGATCACCTTCTGGACGACGCATACGAATAAACTGCCAGAAGTCTCCATGGTCTACAGGAAGGTAAGCGGCAGAAGCTCCACGACGTACACCACCTTGAGAAACACCAATGGTGGTAGAATCTTGAATCTTGATAAACGGAACAACACCTTCTGATTTGCCATTGCCACGAATGGTTGCCCCTTGTGGGCGCACACCGTTCCAGTGAACACCAACCCCACCACCATTCTTAGTCATAGCTGCAAGCTCATGCATGGAGCTCATAATACCGTCAATAGAGTCTGGAACAGCAAGAGAGAAGCATGAGATAGGAAGACCTCTTGTTGTGCCTGTGTTAGCTGCAACTGGAGAAGCAAGACCTAACCAGTTATTCCACATAAGATCAAAGAACTTGCTTGCAAGCTCCATTTTGCCAAGGTGTTTAGCAGAAGAGTTAGAAACACGTTGCCACATATCCCGAGGTGTTTCTCCTTCAAGGAGATATGTTCCACGAAGCATTCGGTAGCTTTCTTCTGTAAGCCATTCTGGTGCATCGTTTTCTGTTTTTAGTTTTTCTAGTTCTTCTGCTGTAGACATACTCATTTACCTTCTTCCCAAATATTAGAGAAATCAACGTGACCCTTGGAGTAACTTGTAACCTTCTGTGCAAAGAAATCGGTGTGTTCAACTCCAGCAGTCATTAGGTCAAACCAAGCCATACGCTTGATAGCTTCTTGGTCAATATTCTTCCAGTTTCTTTTTAGTCCAAGTTCACCAAGCTTAGTGTTTGCACGATAACGAATAAACTGCTTGATATCCTTGGCATCAATACCCTCTATCTTACACCCTTGAAAAACTTTGTCAATGAAATCATCTTCAAGTTCGATAGTAACTCTTGCTGCTTCGTAAATGCTTTTCTTTACTTCATCTGTCCACACTTCTGGGTATTCCTTGATAAACTCACGGAACAACCAGCATCCTGCTTCGCTATGCAAAGATTCATCTCTGACTGACCATGAGATGATTTGCCCAACACCCTTGAGTTTATTCCATCTGGAGAAGTTGAACAATATAGCGAAAGACGAGAACAGAGAAACTCCTTCTGTAAATCCAGAAAAGATAGCAAGAGAGCGGGCGATATCATGTTTATCATCACCTTTCACATCAAGCAAACGATCAATCTTTGCTTTGGCTGTTGGTTCTTGAAGAAACGCATCATATTCTGTTAGGCCAAGTGAATCATTTAGGTATGCATAACCGATAGTGTGTACGGTTTCCATGTTGCCGAAGGCTGTACCCATCATAACGATTTCTGGGTGAGGAAACCATTTAGCAATCTTGGTTGTCCAGTAATCGTTTACAACTAGTTCGGTTTGAATAAAACCTTTTAGAACCCCGCCAACAACTTGTTTTTCTTCTGGTGTTAGATGTTCTGCCCAATCTTGAATATCGGAAGCCATTTGAACTTCTGATGGTAGCCAATGTGCTTGTTGTTGCTTGAGCCAAAAATCATGTGCTTTATCATATAGAAACGGTTTATAGGTTATACGTCCATCTAACAACATATTAATGCCTTATCTTTCAGTGATTTGCGTTTAGCTTTGTAAGCTGAAACTTTTCTTTGCTTTTCTTGATAGCTTCTTTGAAACGGCTCACAGTATCATCTTGCATACGTTCTTTTTCTGTTTCTATTTCAACTTGAAGTCCTTCAACTTCATCAGCCGTCAAAACACGAAGTTTGCTTCTTGCAGTATCAACGTGAACCTTGAACTGCAAACCATCAATACCAAACCGGTTCTTGGCTATGAAGAGTGTACCAAGACCTGTTGCTTTTTGTGTGCTCAAACGTTGTAGGCCAAGAACAAAGTCTGCTTCTGCTGCTTGTCCATAAGACTCAGCCATGTTTGTTAGATCTACAATATCAGACTTCGCACCATCCTTGTTTGATTGCAACGCTGTCCACACAGGGCAGTCAAGTTCTTTAGCCATCTTACGAATCTCTTGAATCACGTATTGCATTTCCAATCTTGGAAGATCATAACGCTCTGTGCTGCGAATAATACCTGCATAGTCGATCAATACAAGATCTGGTTTAATACCCTTGTAGCTCATCTTTTCAATGTGAGATTTGATGGTGTTACAAGTAATAGAACGTGCTGGGAACTCTTTAATGATAAGTCTACCAAGGTGTTCTTTGTTAGCTTCGAAATAATCCTTGATGATATCTTTGGCATCAATACAATCACTGCTATTGATTTGTGTTAGGTGAGAGTCGTAACGAATACCCACATAACGCTCGTTAAGCTCCATCGTGTAGTGATACACATTCTTGCCCTTGAGCAATGCTTGAGCACCAAAGTGTGTGAGTAGGTGAGATTTACCCACACCAGATGGTGCAACAACAATACCAATCTCCCCAGCACCTAGACCACCTGCCATAACCTTTTTATCGTCTAGTTCGGCAATGCCTGTAGCAATAGGATGACGATATGTGACACTATATCTAGCGTCAATGTCGTTGTTATAATCATGGCCGGGAGAGCTAGACATACCGGCAGCAATCGCTGTTTTCATGATATCAACAACAGTTTCATATTTGTCTGTGAGGATGATATCCACAGACTCAGATAGAGCTTTTTTAAGAAGTTGCTGACGACAAAAGGTGAATGCTTTTTCTTTGACCCAAGGAAGATCATTCATTTCTTCGCTGCGAATAACTTTTTGCAGGAAGCCGTGACATTGCTCACGAAGCACAAGATCGGAGTTGTTGCTTAGTTCATCTTTGATGATGGTAATAAGAAGTTCCATTGTGGGGAACTCTTTGTAGCTGTGATAATAGCTGATATATTTGTTAGCAATAAGTTTGAGGTAAACAGGTTCAAGGCATTCATCCACAGAGAATACTTCGATGAACTGAGTTGCCCAGTTTCGGTCTGTAAGAAGTGCTTGCAGAACTTTCTCTTGAAAGCTCTTCCCGAGGTTACCGAATCCTGCTGCGTTTGTTTTTGTCGAAGACATATGTTGTTGCTCCATTTCCTATGAGAACTATCTAATCTACTCTATCAGGACATATTCGGAAACTAAAAGGGTTGCAACGTCATGGGGTAGAAGTAACTATCATCCACTCCAAAGGTTGCCCAAGATTATCGAACTAATGTTTTTGCCATAGAAAACGTGAAATCTAAATCGTTTGTTAGCGGAATGTCCGCTCCTGTGAACGTTTTTATATAACCCAACTTATCAGCAACAGGTTGAAAATTTTCAACCTTGTAATCTACCTTGCTAATCTGATTTGCAGCCAAACAAGATGTATCCAAATACATCAACTGCCAGTTTCTCGCCACAACAGATGAATGACTCACAATGTCACCAAAGCACTTAGGAGGCTTTTTAGAGGCAGTTGTTTCTGTTCGTGCCCGTTCCATCAACCAAGCTTGATCAAGGTCTATATCGGTCCTTATAAAGTCGGGAAATCGTGTTGCAAGAGTTTTGAATCCAACACCGGGAACACCATTTAGATTATCACTAACATCCCCAACAACAGAACGTGCAAGCGTAATGTTTCTTGGGGACACGCTAAAATTTTTCAACACATAATCGGAATCGATTAGAATCTTTCTTGCTGGATCGTATATTCTTACCGTTGAATCCTCCAACAGCTGATAAAAGTCTTTGTCGCTGGATACTACGATCTTGGTACAAGCTTCGTTCTGAAACTTACGCTTTACAAGATAAGCAATAATGTCATCTGCTTCTGTGTCTTGCACATATACTTGACAAACAGGTAAATGACCTAATGCTTTGCTCAACAACTGCAACTGATAAACCTTGTTCTTCATGTTGCTGTTAGGGTTGAACTTACCATCGTTACGGTACATCTCTTGCAACCCTTTGTTGGTCGCACGATTGGCTTTGTATTCAGAATAAATGTGTTTGCGTCGAGGAGAGGGACCACCTTGTTCCCATACAACAAACACACGATCTGGATGAAGCTGGGAGATAAGCTTACCTAGCCCACGAATAAAACCGGTAACTCCGCCAACTAGATCCCCACTAGCTGTTACGGTTTCTAAAACCATAAAATATCTTAGAAAAAGATTAAGTCCATCTATCACCAATATTGGTTTGTTTATCATAGCAACTCCAAATCTTTGTTGTTTATGTCCGTTGTTGTGCAAGCCAAATATCCTATCTCACCATCCCCACGCAATATCTTTGTGTATATCAATATACCGCCCGTCGCCCACGATCCAAAAACGCCAAACTCTCCCAAGTGTATGCCAACAGGTTCATTATAATCAAAATGTGACCAACCCATGCTTTGAAAACTATCTCCCACACCTTCTTCAAGATCAGGATTTTCAACAAAAGGAGTCAGTGAATACAACGCAACAAAAGATTGATTTCCATCATAAGGTTCGAACGTTGGGTTGTTAAACCATGGTGTTCGAACAGTGTATTGATCCGTATATCTTTTATCTTTGATATCAGATTGCCAACCATTCAAGTTTAATGTCGCAGATCTTCCTTCTAACGGAGATATTTCCAAAAACTTAATTCCTTTAATGAATGTGCCCGGTTTTAAATCAAACAACTCTTTGATCAACATTTCATGCACCTGTTGATCCAAATCCACCAGCTCCTCTGTCAGTGCTTGTTACAACATCGGTTTCAACAAAATCAACTTTGTATGTTGGACTGTTAGCAAAAATCTGTTGAATCACCAACTGCGCAATACGCTCCCCCTGCTTTACTTGATACGGTTGTTTTGAAAGATTGGCTAAAACAACATTAATCTCTCCACGGTAGTTTACATCAACTGTACCTGTTACTGGAAACACAAGCTTTCTAGAAAGACCAGAACGTGATCGTACATCTAGATAATACGCATTACCATCTGAATCTACCAATGGACAATCTGCCAACTGCAATCCAGTTTTAACCATGGTTACTTCACCGGGAGGAAGAACAGTATCTTCTACAGCAGCAATATCAAAACCTGCATCGCCAAACTCATGCGCATGTTTTGGCATGGTGGCATATGCACTAAGCTTCACAAACTTGATAACCAACTCTTTACGATTTGTCATGTATCAGTACCTCGTACTTCACCATAACAATCGTAAACCTAGAAATCAAACAAAAACAAAAAGGCCGGATACTTTCGTATCCGGCCTTTCTGATTGTCTAGGCTGGACTAACCAGCGGGCTCTCAACGCTTGCGAGTGCGAGCCTTGACAGGGGTTGCAGGAGCAGCAGGAGCAGCAGGAGCAGCAGCCTTGGGAGCAGGAGTGTTACCAGCAAGCACTCGCACAAGGAGATCTTCGATGTGAGAGTGAACCTTGAAGGCATTAGGACGGTTGACGTTCAGAGACTTCCAAGCAGCCATGAGAACCTCCGCAGGAGCATCCTTCATGTAAGCACCGATCTGTACAGCCTCAGATTCAGTAAGAGTATGAGTCTTAAGCTTGTGATCAAGCTTGCCCATGATATCGATGAACTTGGCATGACGCTTGGCATCATCCTTGGGAAGCCGAGCCTTGGTACCATTCCAGTCCTTGAGAACATCCTCCGCAGAGATATCCGCATCACGCTCCTTTACAAACTTCCAGAAAGCGTTAGCAGCCTCAAAACCAACCATGCTGGCAGCCATATGGCAGAACACAACATCCTCGGGAGCACTGTAAAGGCCCGACTGAGCGAGCTCCGCATCAAGATTACCCCATGCACGACGATCGGGGTACTTCTTGTTAGGCTCGCAGGTATCCTTATACTCAAGGTACTTCTCATTGCTGCGAATAAACTCTACAAGAGCCTGATTGCAGTTATCGTTAGCCCAATCAAGCCAATCCTGCGTAGTGGGATCAAGATCCACAACCGCATAACGGCTCAGAGCAGCAGGGTCCATCGGAGTAACATCGTACTGATCACCGATATTCACGGCAACCATCACACGGGTACCCTCATGGAGAAGGTTGCCATCGAACGCCTTGCTATCCGCAAGCTGGAACGTGGCTTGCTCCACACCCTTGATCGCACGGTTAAGCTCATCAAGGAAGAGCACACAAGGAAACTCGCAAGTAGCGAGAAGCCACTCACAAGCACGGAACACCGTGCCACCCCTGTTACCCTCGAAAGGAATACCCGTGATATCACCCTCGGTCATCTGCGACAGACGACGCTCCACAACCGGGATACCCATATCGTAATGCCACACGTTGCGAGGCATATCCGCATAAGCAGGATTGCTACCGTTACGCTTCCAGAACGAAGCGATTGCCTTGGCAAAGCCAGAATCCTTGCCAAGAGCAGCGGTCACCCGCTCGCAGTTACCACGATCCTTGTAGAAATCGTGACGAAGCTCGCTAGCGATCTGATAGACCACCTGCGACTTGCCGATACCATGCCGACCACGAAGCATGGTCGCACGATTAGCAGAGAAACGCTTGAAGAGGTTCTTAGTAGAGCGAATGTCGAGATTGAGAGCCGAGAGAGCCATTTGTTTTGTTCCTTAACCTTTCTGAATCCAGTATATCAGCTTGTTGAGATTTTCTAAAACTTATTCTTATTTTTTTGTTTTTGCTGTATTTACAGGGGTTTAGCCACACTGGTGTTCTGCCAGTTGCAACCATTCCCATCCGTTTGCGAAATCTTCTTCTGAAAGATTGTTTGCAAACCTAATAGCATCTTTGCGTGCAATAGGATCGCATACTGTGCAAACGGAGTAAAGTGGTTCCTCGCTGATATAAAATGTTGAGCCTGTGCGGCTAGTGCCGCATTTGTCACAACAAACTTCTTCTGGCCAATAATACTGGAACATCGTTTATCCCTTTCACACACGCTTGACAGTCTTATCCTTCTGATTCATCTTAACAACCAAGTCACCGGGTCGAGCCGCAGACATATCACCATTTTCGGTAATAACCCACATAACCTTGGTTCCCACAACGGCACCCATCTTGGGTGCATAACCATCGGTCATCATGATGCAAGCACTGTACTTGCCCCGACGCTTGGAATCATTAAGGTAACGCTGGACTGCATCGAAGTCAGTGCCACCACAACGGGTACGCTTCCACTTGAAGTTTTGGCCATTGGTAACGGACTGCATAGACTTCTCATCCATCTCCGTATCGAAGTTAATGATATCAATCTTGCCTTCCTTAGAAGCAGCAAAAGTCTCTGCAAGGAATCGCTGCACATCCTCATCACTTACCGATCCAGATTGATCGATGGCACACAGGATATTGGCAACCGTATTACGCTTTACTCCCGGCATCATATACGGGAGACGCTTGTTGATACGCTTCATGGTGCTGTTACGCTCCATGCTACGGGTACGTCCGATAAACATACGCAGAATAGCCTTCCAATCAAGCTCATTCTTCAAAAGCTTCTCAATCTGAGAAGCGATCTCAGAGGGGATCGATCCCCATGAGGCTCGCTGTTGTGCAGCCTTGGCACCCTTCTCAACAAGCTCACGAACCTGCTCACGCATGATATCACGAAGCTCATCGGGAACGTCACCCCAACCACCGTGAGAATCCAGAGTCTCACCCTCACCGTTACCGATTTCAAGGGTATACTCACCCTCATCGTTCTGCTTGCCGTTCTCCTCGGCATACTCTTCCAAACGAGCCATGTACCAATCAGCAGATTCAAGCTTAGGGAAGCTCTTGATAAGTTCAGCAAGCTTGGGGTCATCGGTCTTAGGAGCACGCCCCGGCATCAGACAAAACTCAGGAAGTTTATCCTGACCGATAATGCTGTTGATTGCAAGATCGGCAGCAACGTTCCACAAACGAGAACGCTTGCGGTCTGCAACACTACGCTCTGCAATATGCATGAACGCAACGTGAAAAATCTCATGCATAAGCACACCACGTCGGTGCTTGCTAGGCAGTGAACGCATGAAATCAGGGTTATAACCCATCTTGATATTGCCTTGCTTGTCTGCACAAACGTATGCAGTATCTACCTTCCAATCCGCAATCTTGGGAATATGCATAGACATACCTCCAAGAAATGGCTCTTCTTGCATAAGCTCGATAAAATCACGGTCGAAACGATATTCCTCGCTTGGAACGTTGGGATCGGGCTCGTGACGTACGTCGAGAGAAGTAACCTTGTTTGTCGTATCGTTGTTTTCGTTTGCCATGACAGTAGAATATCATGTATAAATACGAATCTAAAGAAAATAAAAACCCCGGAAAAACAGGGGTTTCCTGTTAAACCGGGGTTGTTTGGTATATTAGAGGTTGTTCAGTTTACTGGAATCTCACGAGGTTGCTCTGATGCTTTGACGGGGCAGAGCACGGTTAGTATTCCATCTTTGCAAGTTGCTGTGATTCCAGATGCATCAACCTTGCTACCAAGATGATAAGTTAGAGTTTTTTTATCTTTTTCTGGACGTTGTAGGTTGATAACAAGTTGTGTTCCTTTGGTTGTAAGGGACACATTTTCACGACTAAAACCGGGTACTTCTACGGTTAGCTTGTATGATCCATCTGCTTCTTGCACGATTTCGTCATTTACATCGTAGGAGTGTGTATTCCAAGCAGATGTTTGAGGAAGGCCAAAGAAACGGTTGTAGATTGCATCATAGGGTGCGAGTAATGTTGTCATGATTATATTCTCCTTGTGTTTGCTGGTTCGTTACCAGCGATCTAAAACCAGTATACACACCGAAAAAAACATGTCAAGCGGTTGTATTTATTTTGTTGAAGGAGACAACATGGAGCTACCAAAAGATGTTGCAACATATATCGATACTGTTGGCAAAGATTATGGGCAAATAATCATTCAGCCAAAAAACTCTTCAAAGCTAATGAAAACGATAGGTTGGTTATTCAAAGTAACCAGAATATCCCCCGATTTCATGACACGTTATATAACCACTATTGGTCACACTGTTTATTTTCCAGACGAAATATTGGCGAATCCTGACAGCGAATCAATGCTAAGAGTTGTGGTGCATGAAACAATCCACGTAAACGACACTAAAAGCTTTTCTAAGCCGTTGTTTGGTTTCTTGTATCTCTTTCCTCAGTCGCTTGCTCCACTGGCTCTATTAAGCCTCCTAGCGTTTTGGAAGCTATCGTTTATTTGGTGTTTGTTGTTTTTGGTTTGTCTGTTGCCAATACCTGCTCCTTTTCGTTATTGGTTTGAACTAAGAGCGTATAGAACAAGTATATTGTTTGCAAGAAAGGATGAAAAACTAACTGACGAACAAATGATTCCAACGTATGAATGGATAGAAAAACAACTATGCACCAACCTTTATTACTGGACATGGCCATTTCCAAGCATGGTTAGAAAACATCTTAAAGATGAAAGTTGGATGGGAACCAATATCTACAAGAAAATATCTAGTTGGCTAGCTATACGTCGAATCGTTCGAAAAATATCAAGCGCAGAAAAAGACTAGTGGAACATAACCAATAGAAGGAGGAAGAACCCGTGAAGTATCAAACAATATTGTTGCAACTTATCGATCAAGAAATCGATCGATTTTTAATGGAACAAGCACCACCACCACCCGCTGCTCCCCCAGCAGAACCAACTGCTGATGCTGGTGAGGGTAAGGATGTCGAGGTCGATGACGAAGAAAACAAGATGGAAAAAACCATTAAGACTCTTGCATCAAAGACACCTATCGATATCAAGAAAACGATTCTTTCTTCTTTGCAAAACGGCGCAGAAAAAGCGGACACAGAAGCTTTGGTTGCCTACGTGAAAAACAAGGAAGAAGCACCAGAAGAAGACAGCGATGAATACGACGATGAAAAAGCCACAGAAGAAAAAGTTCCTGAAAACATAAAAAAAGCAGTCAAGCACATCATTAAAACCTTCAAGTTTAAAGTACCAGAAAAAGCAGAGAAAAAAGCGGAGAAAGAAGAAGAAAAAGAAGCGGACGGTGAAGAGGAAGAAGAAGCTCCAACAGAGACACCTGCTGCTCCTGCTGCTCCTGCTGCTCTTGCTGCTCCTGTAAAAGAATCTAGATTGCAAACCAGTTTGCGAGAATATTTACTTTATAAGCAGTTAAGCCAGAAGGTGAGAAAATAACGTTATGAAAAAGCAGCTTACTTATAAGCAACTTAAAGCTTTGATTAAAGAATGTGCTTGCGAAGCGATGAAAGACGCCGGAATGGGTATTCAACCAGAAGAAGTTAAAGTTATTCAGCTCGGCGAGCCGGAAATGCGTTCTGGTTTGTTTCCCGGTTTATCTCATGGTGGACATGAAGATATGGATGAACCTATGAGCAATGATTCTTCTGAACGTTGGGATGATGCTGATCAAGGCGAGAAAAGTATGATTGTTGCCAACCTTTCAAAAATGTCAGACAAAGCTCTTGAACTTCGCAAGCTAGCTTCTAGTGTTCCAAACAATGAGGAATGGGTTCAAGAAAAAATCGCTGTTGCCTCTGCGATGATAGATTCTATTCACAACTACTTAAAATACAAGCAAGACTGAAGAGGTAACAAAATGCTAACCGAAGAAAAACTCAAACGACTTGTTTCTTTAATGGTTGAACGCAAGATTCAAGTTCTTAAAGAAGGTAAAAAGTTTCAAGCCATTCGTTCTTTGACCATTCAAGCACAACAAACAGCAATGAAGTTTGAAGAAGACATTGTTGATGCTCTTGAACTAAAAGACCCAGATGAACTTTCAGACGACGAACAACAAATCTATGCTCAAGCAATGGCAGACATGCACAGCAAAATGATTGAAGCTGTTGTTCACGCCTCCGAAGTTGTTAAAAATCTCTCCGAGCGCCAAAAAGAACCAGAAACCAAAAAAGCTGGCAAATCCTCAAGTGTTGCAGCTGGCAACACAGTCGAAAAAGATCTTCCCACTCTTTGAACATTATAATCTAATACATTGAAACTCTGAGATGCTAGTATAGTTGTATCAACTAGCATCGGAGTAATATATATGTCAATGACAGAAGAAGAGTCAAGAGAACTTAAAAACAGCATTTTTGCAGCACAGCAAGCGGCACAAGGTGGCCTTCCAAACGTACAAGGTATGCCAGTACAAACAGCAGCGCAAGCTGCTCGACAAGCTATTGGTTTTGATCTACCAGTAGCAGAAGTGCCTCTGCCATCAAGAGGTCTTGTATATCCAGATGGTCCTCTTCATATGGCCGAAACAGTTGAACTTAAGCCAATGACAGCAAGAGAAGAAGATATTCTCATGAACCGTACCCTTGTTCGCAAGGGAACTGTTGTAACAGAACTTATCAAGAGCTGCATGATCGACAAGAACATTGATGTAAACTCGATGATTTCTGGCGATAGAAACGCACTCATGATTGCTGTACGTATTACAGGTTACGGTGCAGATTATTCTCCAAAGGTTACTTGCCCTGCCTGTGAATCACAACAAGATTTTTCTGTTAATCTTGAATCGCTACCTGTTAAAGAACTTGATCTCAGCAAGCTTAAACAAGTTGCAATAGGCCAAAATGCGTTTGAATATACTCTCCCACTTTCCAAGAAAACAGTTATCTTCAAGTTCCTCACTGGAAAAGAAGAAGAAAGAATCTTGCAAGATATCGAAGCCAAGCGCAAGAAGGGTATTGTACAAGAAAACCTTGTTACAACCAAGTTGATGAACAGCATCATCGCAATCGAAGGCAATACCGAACGTGGATTTATCAACCAGTTCTGTCAACATATGCCAGCAAGAGATTCATTGGCGCTGCGTAAGGTGCTTGATGAATCAGAACCCGGTGTGGACATGAGTTCTGATTTCGTTTGCAATAGCTGTGGCCACACGGAGGTATTGACCGTTCCACTCGGCCCAAGCTTTTTTTGGCCTAACGCCCGATGATATTGAAGCGGTTCTACTTGAGCCAATGTTTTTGCTAGGTTACTATTACGGGATGACATACTCCGAATATCTTAACTTCCCAGTAGCTTACAAACGTTGGCTCATAGAACGCATCAACAAAGAAATCAGTAAAGCAACAGAAAAACAAGCTGACATTCCCAGCAAAGCGCCGCACCACAACGTCCCTGACGTTAGAGCAATGACAGGAAAAGCAAAGCAGTTCGTAAATCCCCGCACACAACGTTTCTAACTTTTACATAACTGATTTGATCTGACATACTCAATCAACACTATGTCACATCACTTCACTTATACCATTGGTATACCTCTTCCTCAAGGTGGAGAACTCTATCAGTTTGATGGAGAACGCTCCAAACTAGGTTCAACAGAACTTCCTGTTGGACAGTTTTATCTTACTCGACCATTAGTACCAAACAATCCACTAACCAACGCCAGAAAAGAAACAAGGTTTGGCAAGTTGATTGTAAGGCAATATGATCGGTTTGGTAATATGCTCAAGCTTGTTGAATATAACGATGTAAGAGTGTTACAGTTGATTGATGGCCCTGATCTTATACTGGAGTTTACATACAAACCATGAAAAAAACATCAAACGGAATCCTAACAGTTTATTGCGGTCCTATGTACGCCGGAAAAACAACTGCTCTTATTGCCGAACTAGAAGAAGGCATAGAAGAACAGAAAAAGATTGTGGTTGTCAAGCCAGCAATCGATAACCGTTACGGCGAAGAAGACATTGTTTCTCATGATGGAACATCTCTTCAAAAAACCACAGGTCATAAAGTTAGACGCTTAGGTGTTCTAGAGTTTCTAGAAAAACAAGACTTAGAAAACGTTGACTTGTTGCTTATCGATGAAGCTCAGTTCTTTGATGCACTATGCACAACTTATATCAGTGAATATCTCAAAGCTGGTATTGATATTGTTGCTGTTGGATTAGACTTGGACAGTGAAGGCAAACCATTTGGTTCTATGCCACATCTATTGTCTCTTGCCAACAACGTTTATAAGCTAGTTGGGATATGTTCTGTTTGCGGCGATGAAGCTACAAGAACATTTAGAAAGCTAAATGCTAAGTCTTCAGATCAAATCTTGATTGGTGGCATGGAGACATATGAGCCACGTTGTTTAGAACATTGGTTGGAAGGTCAGAAAGAAAAAGCCAAGTTCTTTAGCTGATTATCACCACTTACGGCAAGACCATTTTTTGACAATATCATAACTTATAGACAATATTGTAGCTATTTGTTTTTTAGAATACCCTTTTTCCATATAATCATATATCTGATCATATTGCTCCTTAGATAAGGATCTTCTTTCCTTGGAAGCTTTAGATTGCACCAATCGCATTTTTTCTTTGAATGAATCGGTTTGGTATGCATCTTTATTTGCTTTTGGTTTCCTCATTTTTTGAAGGGTTTCATCTGTGTGATGTTTTCCATGCATACGATTATAGTTTTTAGGTATACCTTTCAATGCTTCGCTTCTTTTTTTATTACTTTCTTCTGACATGATTATGCCGTGATTGCCGTCCCCACCCAAAGTAGCATTATACCCGTTTTTATATGAGTCATATTTCTCAATATACTTTACCTCTTGTGCTTTAGCTTCATCTGCCAAGGCACAAGTTTCTAATATAGAATGTACCCATATATCCGTTCCATATTTTCTTATTGCATTATAAAAAGGTGTATTGGTCTTTGCTTTCATTGCATTTTTGCAATGTTGATTCCAACGCTTTTCAAGCGTATGCTTCGTATATCCAACATACACTTTATTTGTGAGGGGATTTGATATCAGATATACGATATGAGGCATATCAAACCATTTTCGAAACAGGCTTCTTACTCCAGAAGCGGCAAGACCAATATTTTGCTTTAGTGCGATCTTTTGCTTGACTGCATTTGTGTCTTGCACGGAATGATTTACGGCGCTTTGGATCTTGACGTTTGATCCTCATGTTTGGATCACCAAAGTTTACTTTTTTGATATTACCTGTTTTTGGGTCACGGACATATACACGGTATTTTTTTACATCGCCTCTCATTGGTTTACCAAGAGGAACTTTGCGGCCACGATACTCTGCTTCTGTTAAAAGGGAATGTTTCTCATTCATATAAGCAACAAGGCAACCTTCGCAAACAGGTGTACCGTCTTCCAGAGTAGCATCTAGCTCAAGGATGTTAACATTTTCTTCTTCTGGCAGTTCTTCGTCAAACAAAAGATATTTGTCTTTGCTGGCAATGTAAAGAGGTTCTTGACCAAGATCACGATTTTCTTCATCGTCTTCTTGGTCTTTGTTTTTTAGTTCTTCTAATGATTCTAGAATAAGACGTTTCAAGTCCAGCTTGTTCATTGTACTACCTTTGTTATTCTAGAATCTAAGTATGAACGTTCAAGGTAAACTAGCAGTTTTACGTTCCAAAACTACGATACGTCTTGTTAGATCTTCGATTGCTGTTTGAATGTTTTGCAACCTTGTTGTTATATCGGTTCCATTAATGGTACAAGGAACTTGAATATCAACTACAGTAACTTTGTCTGGGGTGAAACGAACTGGTTGAGGTGGATTCGATCTTACAGGCATGATTTTATTGTATAGTAGGGAGGGGACGTTTTACAAATCATAACGGAAACGGCACACCGAAAACTGAACGAAAGTTGTTTCCATCGATGTTTTTTGCATCCAAGGCTCTGATAACGGAGTCAACGGTTGCACCGGGACGTTTGATTTCATCTTGAAAACGTTTTGAGCTTTGTACAGCTTTTGAAAGAATCTCGATCTTTCTAGGATCACCGGAAAGCTTGAATGGTGAACGTTGACCTGTAACCATTGTGGTAATGATTGAAGCAAAGACTAGTTTGCCTAACGTAGTCATTCTATAGCTTGACAAAGCCATAGAAACAGGATTTTCCATATAAGGAACTCGTAAAAACTCTTGTAATATCTTGTTTGCCGCTTTTTCGTCCATGTTAAGCATCCCAGTTCACAACATAAATACTACCAACAAAATGTTCGTATTGATACTTATCGTAAGCAGGAGCGTTTTATAGATGGCAACAGCTGATAACCTTAAGATAGCACAACAACTGCTTGCAACCATGCAGCAAATCACTGCACAGGTTGAAAAACAAACTGAGGCTTATCATGCTCAAGCTCAACTTGTTGACGCTTTGTGTAAAGCACAAGAATGCTTTGGTAAGATTGATGCTACAAAGGTTAAAGAAGTAACAGAATCCCTAAAAGAAGCTCAAGAGAAAACAAAAGAGTTTGGTAATGAACTATCAAACGTTGCTGAAAAAGAAGCTTCAAAACTTGAAGGTGTTTTAGGAAAGATCGCAGAAAAAGTTAAAGAAATCAGCGTTCCTGCTGAGTTTGCAAATGGATTTAAAGCTGGATTAAGTCTTTCAACCAACTTGTTCAAAAACATATTGTCGTTGGGTGGAAGCGCTTTTGGTTTGCTTAAGGATATCGGCGGGATATTCATGTCGTTGCCGGGAAGGTTGATGGATTTCTTCCAAGGTGCAGCTGGTAGTGGCACTGACCCATACAGGCAAGCATTAGAAGATCTACGTGGAGAGTTTGGTGATTTATCTGTTGGCACATCTGCTGCGGTAAAAAACATGACAGAAAGCACCAAAAAGCTTGGTGAATCTGGTCTTCGTTTGAGCAGGGTGTTTGGTTATGGCCGAGAAGGTTTGGCTAACATGTTAAAAGAAAACATGGAAATGTTCAAGCAAATGGGGCCATTAGCTAACAGGTTAGCAGGATCGCTTAAAGGTGCTGAAGGAGAGTTCACGTTATTACGAAAAGCTACGGGATTAAGCGGCGAAGCAATGAAAGCATTCCAGTTAAGAGCTGAAGAAACTGGAATGTCTGGTGCTCAAGCAACTCGTGAAATGACCCGAGCTTTAGCTCAAGGGCAAAAAGCTTTCGGCATATCGGTTAAAGAGATTGGTAAAGATATGGAAGTGATGATGAAAGATACAATCACTTTCGGTATCTTGGCACCACATGAAATGGTCAAAGTAAGTGCATACGTGAAAAAACTAGGTGTTTCTATGGAAACGCTTAAGAAAATCACGGACAAAGCATTTAACTTCGAAGACGCAGCACAGCAAGCAGCTAAGTTGTCAGAAGCATTTGGTATTGCGCTTGATCCGTTGAAGCAAATGGAGGCTGATCCAGTTAAGAAAATGGATAACCTCAGACAAGCGTTCTTTAAAACCGGGCAGCGATATGAATCGATGACATCGCAAGCAAGAAAATATCTTGCAGAACAAGCTGGTATATCTGATGAAGAAGCAAGAATAGCCTTCTCGCAGAAAAACATGGCTATGACAGGCGCTCAAGTTGAAGCGCAAATGAAAAAACAGCAGAAAGCGCAAATGTCGCAAGCTCAAGCGATGAAGTTGTTGGCCGAATCAGTTCAAAGACTTGTTCAAAGCGGTTCTGCTATGAAAGGTTCGTTTTTTGACGTATTTGCGAAAGGATTCGAGTTCGGTATAAGACGAACAAAAGAGTTTAGGGAAGTAACAAGGAATCTCCAGCGAAGTATGCGAACGGTATACTGGGCTGGACGAGACGTTGGCAGAATGTTTGTTAAAGAGTTTCCCGGCATTAAAGAAATGCTTAAAGGGCTTGCTGATATGTTTAATCCTAGACGTTTCAGAGAACTAATGAAACAAGTCAAAGAAGAATTCAGCAAGTTCTTTAAAGCCTTGCAAACCGATCCAAAAGCAGGCGTGCAAGAGTTCATGAAGAATATGAAAAAAATCTTCTTCGACTTTTTCACCAAAGGCGCACCAGCTGGATCTAGATTCCTTGATGGATTGAAAACGTTCTATAAAACGGTTGGTGCTATATTTGTTGAAGGTTTACGATATGCGTTAGAAGGACTGAAAAACATTCTTGGTACTGTTATTGGTTTTATACGAGATCCATCCAGTTTGAAGAGAATGGCAACCGATGCTGGTGATGGGCTTAAAGGAATGTTCGTTCAAGCATTTCAATATGTTGTTAAAGAGCTTGGTCCGGTTCTTCAAGTTATTGGTGGGCAGATTGTTGAGCTAATGAAGTTGTTGTTTGAAAAATACATCAAACCTCATTTGCTTAAGCTTGTTATGGCTATTTTTGGACCTGCTTTGTTTATGGGCATTGCAAGAGCAGCAGGCGCTGCGGTACTTAAGGTTGGTTTCGAAAAAATCATAACAGGCTTTGTAGATAGAATACCAAAACCACCAGCTCCTCCCACCACACCGGGAGGCGGCCTTCCCGGCGCAACGGGAGCAAACCCTGTTGCAGACATGAAAAATTTTGGTTTAAACATGATCAAACTTGCTGGTGCAATGGCTGTTGTTGCTGTTGCAGTCAAAATGTTGATGCCAATCATTTTGTCGATTGCACGGGATATCGAAAACTCTGGACTAAGTAAAGAATCTATAGCGTTTACGGCTGTGTTGCTTGGTATATTTGGTGCTTTGTTTATTGCGCTTGGAAGCATGATTAAAACAGTCTCAGAAGCCGATATAAACTCCAGTAAAGTAACAAAAGCGATTGGGGTAATGGCCTTGGCTGGCCTTGTTTTGGTGGCGCTTGTTCCTATTGCTTCTTTTGCTATCACACAGTTGGGTAAGTTTACAGCAGAAGAAATAGCTAAAACTGTTTTTGTTATGACAACGTTTAGCTTATTGTTTGCTGGTATTTCTCTTTTGATTTTTGGTATGGCTTTAGCTAGTAAGCCTCTCGCCGCAGGCTTCGTCCCCGCCATGCTCGCTCTCGCTGCCGCTGGAGCTTTATTGGCTCTGTTAGTTCCGTTTTCAAAATGGTTGATCAAAAGCATGGGAGAAGTTGATATCGAAAAAGCTGAAAATACGATGCTTATTTTGGGAGGATTCTCGCTTCTTCTTGGTGCAGTGGCTCTGTTATTTGTTGGTCTTGCTGCCCTCGGTGGAATGATAACGGCTTCAGCAGGAACAGCGATTGGAGCAGCTGTTTTGGGAGCGGCAGCGGCTTTTGCGGTCTTAGCGGTGATGGTGCCGTTTTCGAAACGGTTAATCAATAGCCTTGGAGGAATATCCAAAGATAAAATCGAAGCAACATTTACGATCATGGATTCGATAACGGAATTGTTTGTCGTGATAACAGGAATGATAACCTTGTTAGCTTTTGCGGCATCCAAACTAAGCATTGCTGCAATCGCTAAGATGACGTTCTTGCTTTATAAAGTCAAAGATACGATGAGTGTTTTGGCTGAAGCTGCGAAAACTATGATACGTGATTTGGGAACGATAAACATTGACGAAAGCAAAGCCAAAGCCGGTGCAGCAGTAATGTCTGCTGTTGGTAATCTCATAAAAGACGTTGCATCTGTCATGGCCACGCTAGCACTTGCTGGGCGAGCAAGCGTCATGGGAGCGATTCTCGGATTCGATTTTAGCAACAGTTACGGCAAGATCAAAGATATGCTTATTGGCCCTAATGGCCTACTCAACACAATAAAAACTATAGTAAACGAAATGATCACCACCGTTAGTGGTATTCAAGGTGATCCTGCATCGCTTCAAGCCAAAGCTGGAGTGTTCACAGAAATAACCAAAGGCATTGGAGCATTGCTTCCTCCGCTCGGACGACTTGTTGAATCGTTGTCTTCGACCGGAAGCAACAGCCTACTTGGCATCATTGTTGGTGCAGACGCTAGCAACTTCGTGGCAAACTTCGACAAAATCAAAACCTTTGTGGAAGGATTTCTTAATGGAATCTTTAAAGGCCCAGCTGGAATCGTTCCAAAGATTATCGAAAGCTTTAGTGGTTTAAATCCAGCGCAAGTTGAAGGTGTTAAAGCCGGTGCTTCGTTGCTTGGATCTTTTGTTCCTGCTTTTGCAGAAATGACAAAGACCTTACCAGAAATGATCAGAGCGGTCACAGGCTTGGCTGATGAGCTCGGTGATGCTGGTCGAGTTAGCTCTGTTTTGCTTGACATTCAGCTACTACTAACAAATATCATCGGCTCTACAAACAGATTGCTAACATCTGTAATCGGAAGCTTGGGTACTCTTTTAAGCAATGCAGCAATAACACCAGAAAAACTCAAAGGTGCTGAAGCTATTGGTAACATCCTTAAAAGCGTTACCGAACTAGCAAAAGTATTTACGCTATCACCAGAACAGCTAAGAGTGTTTGCGAATACAAGTGGTTTCTTGCGAGAAACGAGAACCGTTGATGCGACCGCCATGGGCACCTACTTGAGCAGCATAACAGATCAAGTACAACAACTAATCAATGGCGACCCAGCACATCCAGAGAACAAGGGCATAAAAGGAATCATTGATACTATCGCATCAATGACTGTTGATGAAAACAAAATCAAAGGCATTCAAGCTATAGCTTCAATCATGGAAGTGATTGGTAGAATCATTCCACCAATCATGAACGCTATTCAAAGTGCTTCACAAAGCGTTTCTGCTGCAACGTTAACACCAGAACAAATCAGAGAAAGAACAAACTTAATCTCAACAACAATAAGTTCAATAAGCACTGCAATAAGCAGCATGTTTACAACGATCATTCCTAGCATGATTAGTTCGTTGCAAAAAATGCCCGTAAACGTTAAAGGTTTAGATTCAAAAGTCAAAACAATCAAAGGTGTTTTTGATTTGATTGGGGTTGTCGCTGGTATAACCAGTTCTTTGCAAGTAACAACAACTGGTACTGGAGGAACCACAACAACTTCTGTTCGTAGTGTGCTTGATACAATCAGTCCTCCTTTAAACTTGTTGATTGGATTGTTTAGCAAATCTAAGATTGGAAATATCCCCGGTTATGGCAAAACAACAGAAAATGCTTTGAAAGCTGTTGCGGAGTTCACACTACCCAGAGGAATCGCTGGTAAAGCAAGGACGATAAAAACCGTTTTTGAAGCTGTTAAATCTCTTATTGAAGCAACCAGTTCAATCAATAGTGTAGCTACGGGTGCTCAAACTCCTATAGCTGCCAGATTTTTGGATATTCCTCTTCAGAATGTGGATAAAGTTATATCGGGTCTTACGAGCGGAGGTATAAGTGGAGGTACTGGTATTAACCCACTAATGAATCCACGAGCTTTTAGAAATATTTCTACTGTAAAAGAAAACATTCGTGGCAAAGGAGCATTGTTGACTTCTGTTCGTGATAGCTTGCAAGAATTGACAAGTGCAGCATCATCAGTAAGCAATATTACTACGGTTGATTCAAATGTCGGAGCTCGCCTTCGTGAAAACATCGAGAGAATATTTGGCCAGAGTGATTGGACGCACTGGGTTAGTGGCAGCACAGCTATTTTGCCGATATTGGCCGAATATTTCGGAAGTGGTGCTGATCAGTCTGGGGTGAGAATCTCGTCAATAACAACCATGATCAGAGAACAAGCTATTGCACCAATGAGATCCATGGTTACAGCTTACAACGATTTTATTACAGAACTTCGCAACCTTTCTGGAGGCGATGGTCCATTGCGAGTTGCTTTAACTAACCTAGGTACAACTCTTGGTGGAAGACAAACCCTAGCAGTTCAAAATGCAGCAGTTAATGCACAAATCAACGTTAGAGTTACAATAGACAGCAGAGAAATCGCTGCTTCGCTACGAGATACAACTAATAGGACCGAAACTGCGGCAAATCAAAAAGCATTCAACACAAGTGCCTTCAACCCAACCTATACAGGATATAACTGATATGATATCAAACAAAGAACTACGTGAGCAGATATTTTCAAATCAAATAATCAAAAGTCTTTTAGGTCAAATCGAAGACGAAAACGAAAAAGAAAAAACAGTTGTGGCTATTAAAGGTATGCTTGATCAGCTTCAAGGTAAGTTTAACGGTCTTTCGCAATCATATGAAGAAATAGCGAAAAAACAAGGTTCTAAATAGTTATCCATCAAGGTAACTCATGCCGCCTATTGTTCCACCACCATCAGATTTATTATCTGCTCCTATCCCATCGGATGCACCAGTTGTGAATGGTGCCCCTGTTGCACCTCCTGCAACATCTCCTGTGGTATCTTCTAGGCGTTTAACAATATACTATCAAGACGCAGGTACTTCCCCAGTTGCACCAATAATCGATGCTGGTATAGACGTAGCACAACCTGTTCTTGATAGACTCGCAGAATATACCGGTGAACGCTCACAGATTAATAACATTCCTGTTGTTGGACTGCCGATACAAACAGTAGGTTTTAGAGCCGAGCAACCACAACAAGGTCAACAAGAATACGTAAACACTATTCCAAACGTTAAAGACGAGTTTAATCGTGTTGTTACTCAGTTTGATCAGGTTGCTGTAAGACCAGACGATTTGGGTGTTAACTACAAAGCTGACAACAACGGCGGACCAAGAAACAGATATCTGTATCTTTACAATCGTTTGGCTATTAATAGTGCAAATGCATCCGGTCACGAAGCTGTTGTTAATAGCACATTACTGGCAACAAGAGGGCACAATCCCGCAAATCAGTTTGTTACCGAAACAATATCTCAAAACAAAGAAGACAATAGAATAACTCTTGGTTCTTTCTTTTATAAGAATGCTGGAAACCTAAGTAACGGAGTTAACTACGCTACTGGCAGTTATGTTGCAAGCCAACCAGCAACCGCAACAGATGCGCCACCAATGACAATCGAACAGATGAAAGACATTGGTTTGAACATCATGTTTGAAGCTGTGCAAGGACGTGCAGGTTTGGATTTTGCTATACGCTCCAATGATGCTGGTGACATTGCAGAAGCCGAAACAAGAATGTCATTGCCTTCCGAGCAAAGAATCGGAAAGCGTGTAAGCCTTGGCAGATTCACTCCAGCCTTTCAAATCAAAAAACTCACAGGGGTAGAAAAACCAAACAATTCTAACTTTATCGACAACACCGACGACATACAAACATATGGATCACAATATAACGTATATTCCCAGTTTGATAGTCTTATATCTATAGGTCAAATCGCTTTGTGCGTTGCGATGATCTTGGCTTATGTTTTGTTGTTAAGCGCACTTACAGCATTGATTAATGCATTTAACTTGTCAGGTGACGCAGATGCACAAGCACGAGCATCTTCTTTTGCAACCTTGGGAAACAACGAAAAGAAACGTTTGCTTGGTGCTTCTGTTTTGCAAAACTCTGGTGTTTATCCATTAAGTCAAGTAGATATTGGAGATATCGCTTCTCAGTTTCTTGGTACCAACGGCATATTCTCTTACACCCGTCACAGAACCGAAGAATGTTTAAACGCTGGCATTCAAGAGTTTTTTGGTTTTAGTTTTTCTGGCTTTGGTACAACATCAGGAAATGAAGGAACTGGCATTGCAGCTGGACAGCAACTTGCAAATACTTCTTTAAGAGTTCTTACCGAAAGCGGTAGATTAAACGTTATTCTTCGTGAGATCTTAAGAAGTGGTATTAGTTTGGTTGAAGATACAGCTCTAGACTTAACAGGTTTAGCTTCGGTCACCGGCATTGGTAACTTGATACGTAAAATCCGTGACTTGAAAATCGTTCGTTTTATCAATGTTTTGATGGGAATGGGCGACAAAGTTAAGTTTGAGTTTGATATAAGAGCAAAAGCTGCCGCAAACATCAACAATGGTACCGTTAACAGGTCACTAGCAGTAACAGGAAGCAACACATCATATGTCGATAGCCTCCCAGACACTCGACAAAACTATATTTCTAAATCTCGTTTGAGCAATCAAACTGGTTTGGCATGGAGCAATAAAACCGCTGGTATGCTTGGTTTGCCTCTTGTTGGTGGAGCCAATACATTCAACAACGTGGGACTTGGTAAGTATAATAGAAACGGTTTTTCGACTCATTGGGACGAAATGGGTTTAAATGTTGGAACACCAGCAAACTATCAAAGCTCTCAAATAACAACTTTAAGCGATAAGGAAGCACAGTCTGGTAGAATCTCTGCAAACGTGGTTCGAGATGTTGAAGAAGCTTTGGAAGCGGATTTCATGCCGTTTTACATTCACGACTTAAGAACAAACGAAATACTTTCGTTTCATGCGTTTCTTGAGGAAGCCAGCGAAGATTTCAGTGTTGAATATACCGCTCAAGACGGTTATGGCCGCATGGATAAAGTTCAAATCTATAAAGGCACCACAAGAAACGTTTCTGTGAACTTTAAAATGGTTGCAATGAACCCAGAAGACCACGACATTATGTGGTACAAAGTAAATCGTCTTGCTATGATGATTTATCCACAATGGACACAAGGCAGAAAAGTTACGGTTGACAACCTCAAGTTTATTCAACCATTTTCTCAGATTCCCGGCGCAACACCTGTTATACGTTTGCGCCTTGGAGATCTATACAAAACCAACTATAGCAAGATGGCTGTTGCAAGATTGTTTGGTGCATCAACATTAGAGGATTATAACGTTGATTCACAAAACTCACCACCATCAACCTCGGCAGAGGCCCCTGCTCCAAAACAACCAGCCCCCAACCAAACAACGGGCGGAGCGGCCACAAGAGATAGAGCAAAAAAAATGCAAGAGCGTGCTTTTGGTACAACAGATAGCGATGGTGGTACTGCGAAGACAAATACAACAAGGGGTTCTCGCTCCCGTGCAGCCACCAACGTTCCAACGTATCAAGTAGATCACGTTTTAAACCCTAACGATACATTGGTGTTTAAGGTCAGACATTTTCCGAACTTGAGCCATTACCGAATTAATGGTGCGCCGTTTAGTGGAAACGACCGCAGTAGAATCCTTGCAAAAGTTACAAGATTTGGCACCGACGAGAGCACCAGCAGCGTATATGTCAAACCAGAAAAGTTCATTCCAGATGTTACTATTGGAGTTACCACAAACCAAACAGCAAACATTCAATCATTGCAATCGACTCCCATAACTGGCGTGGGCGCCGATGAGGGCGGAGCACCTCGGCCAGCGGCAGAAGTTCTAATGACGGTAGATCGTTTGAATAACTCTGATCTTTTTGACAAACCAAACACCGTGAACTTGTTCAACCAGCTAGCTACGAATCAAGATAACTCTATACCGGCGACGGCGCAGCCTGACAGAAATGCAACAGAAATAGTAAATCCAACGAATTTTTATAGTGAAACAGATAACCCTGTAATGAAAGCTTTCAAGTCTTCTGGAGGCAAAGGTCTTGCTGGAGTTATAACGAGCTTTAAGGTGGATTATAGCGAAGCCAAGGGTAACTGGGGGATTGACACAAGCAACTACTTGAGAGCTCCTATGTTTGTCACCGTTCAGCTACAAATGGCTGTGATTCATGACATTACTCCGGGCCTTGATTCGAAGGGTATCATGATGGCACCAATCTGGCCCGTTGGTAAAACTTCAAACTACTTTGTTAACAACGGTAACATTGGCGCTGATGATACAACAGATCTTTCTTCGCCGGTAGCTACAAGTGGTCCACTTAACGGTATTGGAAATCAAGACGCAAACGATTATTTCGCAGTTGATAAAGGTACACCTTTGTACTATGATCGCAAGGATTGAGTGAGCTATGGCAACAAGTAGATACCTTTTAACACCAAAACTAAACT